AACTCTTTCGGGAAGATGCGCGCCGGGATCGTGATCTCCTCCTCCGCGATGGGGAAGATGCGACCGCTGCCGAGCGCCGGGATGCCCTTGGCGCGTGCTTCGCGTTCGTGCGCGGGATAGCCGGCGATGATCTTGGCGCGCTGGTCTTCCGAATAGTGCGGCGCGTCTTCGATGGTCATCGTGACGACGGCGCGATCTGGGCTGGGCTCGAGCAAAAAGCGCCGGCAGACTTCCGACATGCCGAGCAGCGGCGTGAAGGTGGAGAACACCATGCCCGACGTCGAGCTGATGCGCGTCAGCCCTTCGCTGTAGATTTCGAGTGGCGGTTCCTCATCGAACCACACCCAGTGCAACGTGTCGGCTTGCCACTTGCCCCGGCCCTGATCGTAGCTCTTGAAATTGAGCGAGCTGTGCTGCGTCTGCACGTCGCCGCCGCCCCCCCAGCGAATAAGCACGCCGTCGAGCGCATCGGAGACACCGCTGCGTCGCGTCCAGTGAACAAGGCACTCTTTCGGCACCATTCCGGTGCCCCATGCGGCTTCATCGCGCGGTGGGCCGATCAGAAGGCGTTGCACGCCATCGCGGGTCAATTCCGCGCTCTCCGATCCGGCCAATGCGCGCACCGGCTCGTTGAAAATGCGTCCTTTCCACCAATCGGGATATCTGCCGGTCAAATGCATCGCCGCTTCGGCCGCGCCGGCCGTCGTTTTGCCGACTTGGTTGGCCGCCATCATCGCGCGTTCGCGATAAAGCACGCCGCCGGCATGAAATTCGCGCTGTTTGGCGTAAGGGGCGTAGGCGTTGAGCCGATTGAGCGAAATTCGGCGTTTTCGCTCGTTATCGAGCCGCTGCAGCATCAATTGGTTGACCGGGTCCAGCTCCGGTTGGTCAAGCTTCTTTCTTTTGGATGGGGATTTACGCGCCATTCAGGTTTCCTGTAGGCTGGCCGAGGTGGATGACCACCTCTCAGAGGAGTTCCTATGAAGAGACTAGCTTTAGCCGCCGTCTTGCTGGCAGGAACGGCGTTCATGTCCCCAGCCAGCGCCGATGCGGTCAACAATCTGGTGTTCAATCAGCTGGGCGCTGGTGCGGTGTCGCAATCGCAGTCGAACCCGTGCGTGATCTGCGCCACTCAGGCGCAAAATCCGAGCGGATTTGGCTTCAACAACTTTGTGTCCACCGGCAACGATGCGTCGTTCAACTTGTTCTCGTCCGCGATCACTGGCGCGTTCGGTGATGGCGACGACATCAACGTGACGCCGTACACCAGCGGGTTCCTCCGCACCTTCCTGCTCAATGCCCTCGATCCCTCGCTCACGTTTGGGATCGCGATTGACATCAACACTGCCAAGGGCGGCGAGACTTTGCAGACGTTCCAGCTGATCGATCTGGATGCGCCCATCGGTCAGAAGATCATCTTCGACATCAACGGCCCCATTGCCATGCCTGACCTGAACAACGGCAATGGGTTTGCGGATTATCTACTCACCGGGTTCGATCTATCGAACGTGAACATCGGTGATCGGCTGTTGTTCCGGGCCAGCTGGAGTGGTGCCTCGGATGGTGGAGAGAGCTTCTACATTGTTCCGGTACAGGTGCCCGGTCCCATCGTGGGTGCGGGCATTCCCGGCGTGATTGCGGCGTGTTTCGGTTTGTTCGCGCTGCAGCGGCGTCGGCGTTCGCTCGTTGGCTAGCTGCCCGATGCGCTAGCTGACAGGCCCCGCCGTGATGGTGACAACCACTACGCGGCGGGGTTTTTTTTGGGAGGAAAACATGGCGCGCAAACACAAGGCCTATAACCCGCGCGAGCCGGCGCGGCAGCTTGCCTATCGCAAGCTCAAGCGGGAGATCGAGCTGCAGCAAGAACAGATCACTTGGTTGCTCGGGTTCCTGCGCGGGCTACAGCACCGGATCGAGAAGTTGGAGGGCAACAAACATGGTACCGAAGTATCCGTTCGTCGTAGTCGTCTGGCGCAAAGTCGGAAGCAAGCTCGACCAGCGCATGAAGTCATTCGAGACACTTGACGCTGCGCATTCGTATGCCGGCACGACGTTGCGCGCGAGCAACGTATCGCGGGTGCAGACCACTTGCATATTGGACGACACCCGGCGCGACGATGCTGGCAACGTGCTCGGCTTCGACCATCAGGTGCCAATGCGTTCCAATCTCGGCCCCGGTGAAACATGACCCAACATGTCAGCCATTACCACAGCGACCAAATCCGCGAACTGCGTGCCGAGATCGAGCGGCTGACGGCAGAGCGTGATGCGTATCATGAAAGCAATGAACGTCTAGCGGCGATAGTCAGCGGCAAGAATGCCGAGATCGAGCGGTGGAAGTTGACCGTTGCTTTGCGCGAGGCCGAGATCGAGCGGCTGCGGCTCAAAGTCCCCGACCGGGACAAGCTGCTGTCCGAGATCGAGCGGCTGCGTGCGGCGCTGCAAGAAATCGCGCGCGAGCAATCCGCCAAGGATGCTGTGACGGCGGCGGACAGGTTTCAGCAGATCGCCCGCCGCGCACTGGAGCCAAAGCCGTGAGCGACATTGTCGAGCGGCTGCGTGATCCCAACGTAATCTCAATGACGGTGCGGCTTGAGGCCGCCGACGAGATCGAGCGGCTGACGGCGCGTGAGGAACAGCGTGCGGAACGCCTGCGGCTATACATGAACCGCATTGGCGAACTGGAAGCCGAGATCGAGCGGCTGCGGGTTGCGCTGCAAGAGGTTGCGGATTTCCCGTATGTGGGCACGCAAGCAAGCCAGAAAATATGGGGCATTGCCCGCCGCGCACTGGAGCCGAAGCCATGAAACTGGACGAAGACGCCGATCAGCGCCGCCGCGACCGGATGGACCGCGATCTGTCGCGGCAGATCAGAAGGAAGCTGTGGAACTGGATCGATGACAGCCTTGCGCTCTACGAGATGGGCGACTTGCCCGACAGCTATGCCGCCGCCGCCATCTTCACCGCCCTGATCAACACGCTCGCCGATGGCGTAGTGTCGATGAAAGTTCCCCTCAAGCCGCTGCTGAACGCCTTGGAGAGCATGATCGCCGCCAAGCAGAGGGACCAAGAAGAAAAGGATGCGGATACCGCCACAGACGAATAAGCCTGTGGATATGTTGCAGTGCGAACACCATCGGAACACCATGCGCCGCACTGCAGTGCCCACTTGACAGCAATGTGGCGACGCAGTGCTACTACGCGCGCGGCTCCTGCAAGAAAGAGCTGCCCCCAGAGAAGCCAGTTACCCAGAAGGCCCCCGCTGTCCGCAGGACATGGGGCCTCACTTGTGCCGGCGACACGAAACACCGGAAAAACGCCGCCGCAAAAAAAACCCGGGTGCGCCAAGGGTGTGGATGGGTACTGCCTTGGCCATGATGGCTCCTGCGGTCGTCTTCGACCCCCGTACCCCACCCCCATACCGCTGACGGCATAGGGATACCCTAATAGGTGCTATGGTACGGCATCGCGGCCTTGGGGGCGAGGGCGAGACATGATCCCTCGTCACAAGGACGTCACAGCGCAGCGAATAACCCAATGATATCAGTGGACTGATGCGATTAGAGAGAGTGGGGCAGTGGCCGAGCGGTAGCGGAGTACGCAGCCAAGCCACCGAGCAGGGGGGCCGGGCCAGATCGCCCGACAACGTCACTTTCGCCCTTCTGCCCCCTTCTGCCCGATCAGCGGCGGTCGCGACGCGAGGCCCAGCTGGGCGGTTCTTGGGGCACGAGCGGCGGGACGTCTGAGCTGCCTTCCTGCATGGCGCGTGCGGCTTTGGCCCCGGTGTCTTCGATTGGCGGGATCAGCGCATCGTCGCGAGTGAGGCCGGCGTCGTATTCGTCGCGCTGGCGCAGTGCTGCGCGGCCGAGGGGATTGCCGGCGACCGGCGGCTCGATGCTCAGTGCGCAGTGATCGAGCAAGCCGAGGGCTGCGAGGCCGATGGCCATGCGCTTGGCGAACGTGCCGTTGGACAGCAAGGCTTCGTGCGGAATGGGGATCAGCGCCTTGGCGATGATCTCTGCGGCTTCGTCTACGGTCATGTCGGTTGTTCCTGTTCGTCGGGCAGATGCGTTGCATCCGCATCGATGGTGACTTGCTTTGCGCGTGTTGAGCGCAGGAACAACTCTAGCAGCTGCAGCTCCTCATCGGAAAGATCGGCGAACGGGCTTTCGACCTTCTCCTGCTGGCGCGGGAGCAAGTTGACCACTGCGGCGAGATAGGCCGCCGGGTTCTTCTCGCGCACCGTCTGGATCGCTGCAGTGCCGTGTTCCTCGAAATCGAGCAGCAGCTTGTTGAGCGTGAGTTCCGATAGCTTTGACCTCGCTCCGCGCGGCCGGCCACCGGGATTTCCCGACTGCCCCTTGTCCCATTTCGGCGCAAGCCACGTCTTCGGTCTTCCCGATGCTGTTAAAACACCATCCGCTCGCAGCTTGGGCTGGCTACTGTTTCGTGTCATGCAATCACTGCTTGCTGTGGTGTTGCGGATGCATCGTCGGCGCATGATCGATGTCGATGCCGTCCGACATCGCCAGCATGCGTTCCTCGTCGCACACCGCGCAGATGAAATACACCCGCTCGACCGGGCCGGGGAACTCCGTAACCCTGATCGGCTGCAGCTCGCGACCGTACCAGCGCATCGCCAGACAGCTGTCGCAGCGCATCGGTATGGGCATCACACTCAGTAATCCTTGTGCCGGCGATTGCGCTTGGCCATGCCGGCCTCGCTCAGAGAGATCGCAATCGCCTGCTTCGGGTTCGTCACCACCGGGCCTTTCTTGCTGCCGGAATGCAATTTGCCCTCTTTGAACTTGTGCATCTCCTGCTTGACGCCGGCTTGGCCTTTCTTCACTGGCATGGCGTTTCTCCTGATATTTCCGCGACGTGCATAGGCAGCGTTTACAGCCGTTCAGGTTTGCTGTATGCCGGCAATGCGCCGTTTTGCGCGAACAACGGAGACTGCCATGCCCAAACGCAAACCCAAAATAGAAACTGAACTGGAGACGGCGCTGGCCGCCGTCGAGGCCGCCCGGAACTTCGGGGCGGATTACTACAAGCAGCATCCCGAATGGCTCTTGGTCGAGGCCGCGCGCTACGCCGCCGGCCTGTTCTGCGAAGTCAATCACCAGATTGCCTTCCTGCAGGGGTTCAGCCGAGCCCGCATCCATCACGACGACTACGAACGGGAGCAAAACCCATGATCACGTTCAGCGGACCCGCTGGGGTCACCACCTATCGCGCCATCGCGCTCAAGCATGGCCTCAAGCTCTATGCCGACTGCGGCATCAAACCAAACCGCATGTGGACGCCGACAGCAATGCTCAAGGCGGCCGGCGGGATCACCGGCAAAACCTACAAGCGCGGACAATACCAGATGGCGGTATTCGACCTCACCGCTTGGATCAACGAACACGGCAGCATCGGAGACTGACATGACACCGCGCACATGCAACTGCGGCTCGGGCGAGCCGCCTTGGGCCGAGAAGGACGGCTACGGGATATTCCTCTGCTACGTCTGCGACAAATGCCGGAAGGAAAAGCTGTCGCATTTCCGCGACGACATTTTCACCCGCTACCAGACTGACGAACAGATCGAGGAGGACTACTGATGCCACAGCAATTGATCTGCAGCATTTGTAACAAGCCAATCCCCGCCAAGGGCACATGGCGCGGCGGCAACAGTGCCGAGCCGATCAATAGCGGACGTTGTTGCGACGACTGCGACAACACCGTCGTAATCCCACGCCGCCTCCTGCAAATGCGCAAAGCCCGGTACGAAGCGGAGGAAAGCTGATGTCTCGCCCCATCTATCACGACGACAACTTCGGCGTCTGGAACATCGATAGCGACGACGATGTCGCGTTCTATCATCAAGTGCAGCGCGAGAGCCGCATGAAAACGTGCAAGGGCTGCGGTCGCCGAGTGCGCCTGCGGCCCGACTACGCCATCTGCAACAGCTGCGCCGAGCGGCTCGAAAACGGCGGTGACCTATGAACCTCCCACCCGCACGACGCATGTCCGCGCTGGCTGCGCGCGGCCTCACCGAGGAGATCGCCGAGCTGCGCGAGGAGATCGCGGAACAAACTATTAAACTGCGCAACATCGAATTGCTGGTGACGGCGCTCTATGCCGGACTGTACGCCAGCAACCGGGCACAGCTACCGGAATGACAGCTCGGGACGGGAGCAGGTTCTCCACATCGGCGAGCGGCGGCGTCGGTGTCTCCCAGAAAGCGGTCCTGCGGGTTCCCGTCCTGTTTGAGCTTGTTGTCCGTTCAAGGACCGCGACCGCCGCATCCACGCTAGAGGAGAGGCCCAGTGATCAAGATCGACATCAACCACACCAACGACTGCCCACCCGGGCGGTACATCACCCAGATGAAAACCAGCCTTGCGGATAAGAAGTTCATCACCACTGCCGCCGAGCTGATTGGCATGACGCATGCACAGTTCCTGCGAACCGTCGCCTTTCAGGCCGCCTGCGCCATCCATAATTGGCCAGACACCCAAGGCTCGGAACCAGAGGGGGACAGCAGCGTTGCGCCGAAGCGCAACGCAGCTGCGTAACCGGCTCAGTAAGCGTTGCGTGTTGCGTTGTTTGGCTCCCCGTCCGCCGCAGCTCACGGGGAGCCGCCAGCCGGGGGGTGTCCGGCAGGCCCGTGCGATCCGGGCCACCCTGCACCTCACCATCACCCAATGTCTGTTCAAAATTGCACAGGCAACTGCAGCCGGGGCGCTAGAATAACCCGGCTACAGCGCCTCGCCGCGCGTAGAGGAGGGCAGCTCCTGCGCCGCGCGATCAAGCTCCAACGATGTTCGGAACGCTAGCGTTATGGGGTGCTTCGGGGGGGCGCGTCAATAGCTGGTGTTATTTACGGTGTTATGGACTAGCGGGTTCTGCATCTGTTCCAGAAGCCCGTAGGAAGCCCGCTGGTGCGTTTGGCCGAGCCGGGGTCCGAGATAGCACCCACCCAAAAGGAAAGGGCCAGCAGCGATGCTGGCCCCCGTATTCTGGCGGTCTGTAGTCGGGGGACTATCCCGCCAGAAAGGCTGTCTGCGCCGCGTTCAGCTCGGCCACATCGTCGGTCGCCGGGAACAGATGGCCGTAGACGTCGGCCGTCACCGAGATCGAGCTGTGACCGCACAGCGCCTGCACTTGCTTCAGCGGCAGCTCGCGACCGCCATCGCACTTGCGGTTGATGCAGTAGGACGCGAAGAAATGGCGCAGGCAGTGCAGGCCCGTGTACTTGGCACCGCCATCCTCGCCCACGATGCCGGCCGCGATCTGCGCCGCTTGGAACTCCTCGTCTGCCGTCACCCGTGCCAGCGGGTTGCCCCGGGCGTTGGCGAACACCAGATCGCCGGCCGAGGCGACCTTGTGCTCGCGCAGCGCGTTGATCACCAGATCGAACACCGGGATCGTGCGGTTGCCGGCGGCCGACTTGGGCGCACCCACGTCGCCGTAACGGTCGCACCGCTGCGACACCGTGATCCGCCGGCCGTCGAGGTCGACGTTGTCCCACGTCAGGCCGCGCAGCTCGGAGGCCCGCAGGCCGGCGAACGCCGCCACCAACACCAGCGGACGGGTCCGGCCCTGCAGATGCGGGATCAGCGACCTGATCTCCGCGACCGAGGGGATGTCCACGCCCACCGCGAGCTTGCGCTGGACGGTCTGCCGCTTGGACACCTTGGCCTTGCCGGTCGAGCGCACGACGTTCTGGCTGACTTGGCCGCGACGCTGCGCCTCGCCGACGATCTGCCCCAAATTGATCCGCACCCGGCGGATCAGCTGCGCGCTGCGCCCCTTGGCCGTGAGCGCATCCTCCCACGAGGCGACGTCCGGCGCGGTGAAGCGGGACAACAGCACCTTGCCGATGAACGGCACGATGTGGCTGTCGATCTGCTGCTGGTAGAGCACCAGCGTCACCCGCTCTAGGCCGGCCTTCTCGCACTGCGCATACCACTGCTGGCAGGCGAACGCGAAGTCGATGCTCTGGCCATCGGGGGTGTGGGTGCCGGCGTCAACGCCAACGGTCACAACCGCGAGGCGCTTCTCGGCCAATTTCTTGGTCTTGAAGCTCTCGCGGATGCGGCGACCCTTGACGACGTAATCGATCTGATAAGTCTCGCGGCTCTCGCCTGCGGGGGTCTTCCAAGTCCTGATCCGAATGGCCATGCTGCCCTCCTGTTGCTAATAACGGAGAAATAGCACGTCACAAATTTACGACAAGGGAATTAATTCGCTAATGATTTCAACGGTCTTCTGCGTCCTTCGGAAACGCATCATTTTGTACGAAACAATTACACTTATGCCCATAGAATAAGGGTTTCTTGCTGTTTTGGCCCTTGGCACACCTTTATCCGGTCTTGTCAGGAATTATCGAGCTTTCTCAGTACCTAGCCACCCACAGCGGCGGCTATCCGGCACCAATACGTCACACGTTGATGTTGGGGATAAGGATCGATAGATGCTGCGAAGCGCGGCGAACAGCTGCAAGGTGCGGAGAGGAGGCACCAATGGAAAACGCCGATAAACTCAAGGAAATAGCCGCCGAGGATATGCTGCTTGGAGCCGGCGAAATCGCCAAGTTTCTCGGGATTTCAAAGGCGATGGTCTATCACGCCGCACGGCAGAAAACCCTGCCGATTGGCAAGTGGGGCTGGAAGCTCATGGCCAGCAAGCACGCCATTACCCGCTGGATCGCGAAGAACTCAACCTGATCCCCATCAGGCCCAAGGCCTGATCGGAGGGCGGCGGCAGCGTTCGCGCGTAAGGCCGCCGCTACCTCCGCAGCTCACGCCCCTTCGCCGCCTTCGCCTCGGCTAGAACAGCCAAGGCGTCGCGGAACCTGTCGATGGTGTATCGCTTGCCGCGCCGGTCCAGCCGGCCGGCAGCGACCGCCGCCACCCCAAACGACCACCGCAGCCCCAGCACCCGCCACAGCAGCACCGTGTCCCGCTGCCCGATGTGCCGGACCAGCCACCCAAGGAACGCATTGACCATGTGAGCGCGCTCGATCCCAAGGATCGCCGCCACCTCGGCTTGCGTCGCCGGGTCCAGCCGGTCGCCCTCACACCACTGCCCACCACCCGACACCCGCGTCATCTGCTCGAATACCCGCTCGACCTCGCGCCCAACCAGATAGCTCGCCTCATCCAGCGTCCGATCCCGGCGCTCGCGGTCGAGGAGATCGATCCGCGCCAGCGCGCGCTGCCGGCGGCGGGCATCGTAAACGTCGACCACCGCGACCGGCGTCAACGTGCGTGCCGTGTTGTGGACTGACGTCGGCACCGAGGGGAAACCACCGGGCGGCTCGGGCACTCGCGAGAGGTCGTGCCTGCCGGCTCCGGTGGTTCGTGACATCACTCGCCCCTTGGTTTGATGATCGTGAAGTCCGACTTGGGGATCAGGACCAGCGGCTCCTCGTCCTGCCAATCGCCGCGATCAGTGCGACCGCCGAAGCTCACCGTCCTCTCGCCGAGAATGTCCGCATATGCAAGGCAATCGTTGAACTGCACGATGAAAAAGCACCGCTTGCCGGTGATGCTGCGCAACGAGTGCGCCGCCATCACCTTGATCAGCGACAGGTAGATCGTTTCGTAAGTGTCCCGGTTGCAATGCCGGCGCTTGACCTCTAGCCAAGCAACGAGCTGGTCGTGCTTGCTCGCCATGTAGTCGAGCTTGTAGTGCATCGGCAGCTTGTGCAGATCGCACGACCATGTGCGCTCGATCACAGCCGCGATCTCCGCTTCCGCTGCGCGGTTTTCCGGCGTTTCGTAGATCGGGCGAACGTCGGTCATGGCTCACCTCGTCGGCGTGCGGACGTGTTCAAGATAATCCTTCAGGTTGACGTGAATGCCGTCACGCTCCGCGTCCCAGCGCCAGTAATCCTTGGGATCGAGCTGCCGCCCCACGTTCGCGTAGAGCGGCGCAGCCCATGCCCCCAGCGCCCCGGCGTGCGCCAGCTCGACCATCTTGTCAAAGCCCGGTCGACCGCGCGCAACGAACAGATTGCAGAACTCCTGTTGGTGCCTCATGGCTTGTAGTCCATGTCGAACAACTCAGGATACTTTTCAGGGACGTTGTAGAACTTCATCACGTCTTTCCTGAACAACTGATAGCTCTTGGGGTAACCGCCGAGATGTTGGCGGAAATAGCGATCCCATGCGATCTCATCGCCTGTTGCAGGATGGGCATCCTCGTCGTGGCTCAAGAACGGCCAGTTGTCTCCCCATTTTTTAATGATTGCGCCGTACCACTCCATCTTGAGATCGTAGTTCGCCAACGTGACCGGCTGACCCTTGATCCGATCCGGTATGTCACCGAGTTTTCGTTTCGCCATTTGCTGCCCTCCTCCGGTTTGCCGCATGGAATTGTTCCAGCAGCGTGTAGTCAGTCTTGTCGACCTCGGCCGTAGCGCCCTCGCCATCGGTCCAGCACCCACGGTTCAGCCATGTCGACGGGTTCTTGATGAACTTCGGATCGGCGCGGTCGATGCGCGCGACGCCGGCCATTAGCGCCGCGAACGTAACCTCACCAGATCGGCGAACCTTGTCGAGGCACTTCAGCGCGTAGGGCTGTTCCCTCTTTTTCGGATATGCCGCCCAGAATTGCTCGCGGTAGTCGCGCGGCCAATTGCTCACGCGCGCGGCAACAGAAAGAGGTCTATCGATAGAAGGAAGGGAAGTAAGTAAGGAAGAAGAAGTATATCCCCTGTCAGCACTGTCAGCATGACATTGCTGACCGTCAGCAGTCATATGCTTACGCGCTCTATGATTTTGTTGAGCTATCCGGTTTTGTGCGCGGCGCTTCTCGGTTACCTCGGCGTCAGCAAGTTCCGTCACGCGATTGATCTGAACCTCGGTCAGCCCAGCCGCGCGCAGTAGCGCCACAGTCACGATCATGGGGGTGCCCTCGCCGCAGGAGAAGATCGCAAGCTCCACCCGTTCGCCGGCCGGCGCAAGTCCGATCCGCCGGGTTGTCCCCGCAATCACCGAATGGCACCCCAGCCCGTCAGGATCGCCAAGGCCGCGTCCAAGCCGTAGGCCACGGCACAGATCACCCCCGACTGTTTCAGCTCATCCTGACGCTTGCGCTGGGCCGGCGAGAGCCTCCCAAGCGGCGTCTTCAGTTCCAATTCATGGTAGCGACCGCTCGGCGACACGATGCTGAGATCGCCGACGCCGGCCGTCATGCCCTGCGCCTTCAGCTCGGCCCCCATCCGCAGGCTGCGCTTGCCCGCGTTGGGCGTCGACCAGAACTTCCAGCCCGGTCGCGCCCGGTAGAGGATGTGTTCCCACACCGCGCGCTGTATCTGGGCCTCGGGCTGCGCGCGCCGCTTGCGGATCATCCGCCTCACTGGTCGACCATACCCCAGATTTCCGGCGGTGCCTTGTAGCCGAGCCTTGTCAGCCGGCGCTGCAGCGGAATGTAGAACTTCCTCGGCAGTCGCCCAAAGGCCCGCCAATTGCTGACGTGCTGCGTCGTCTTGCCGGTCAGCTCGGCCAGACCTTGGTTGTCGCCGAGAGCCTTGATGACCTGATCGATGTTGTTGAGCGGCTTCAGCCTGACATATTTGCGCTTGCGTTTGGCCTTCGTCGCCATGTTGACCCTCATACAGGTTTCCTTTACCGTTCCCCTTTCGTACAACTTTTCTGGATTGGAGACAATATGGGCGCGCTAGCAACCATAGACACCGTCGAAACATATCGGGACAACGCGGCCAAGCGCATCAAGGAGCTGATGGTCACTTGGACGGCCAACACGCTGGCGCTCGGTCGCGAGTTGGTCGAGGCAGAAGAGACATTCCCGGTCAATCCCAAGCGACCATACGAGCGCCCCGGTTTCTTAAGATGGGCGATAAAGACAACCGGCCTGTCCAAAGGTCACATCACCAATCTCATCCAAATCTACGAAAAGTTCGGCGGTCGCGCGCGCGAACCTCGAATGTCATCACAGGTAATGAAGATACTCAGCCGCAACCTTGTGCCGGAAACGGCGCGGCTGGAAGCAATCAGCCGCTCAGAAAAAGGCGAGCGGCTCAGTAGTGCGGATGCCAAGAAAATAGCAAAGGCGCACAAGCTCCCGACGCCGAAGGAAGCCAATCAGCAAGCGAAGGAAGAAGGCACTCCGGTCCTAGCCAGCGACGGCTACATCTATTTCGGCACCGATCCCGGCCGCGCCAAGGAAGGCGAAGACAGGCGCACGATGGTCTACGGCGTGCGGAAGGCGCTCAACACCCTCGCCGGCATCCACCTCACCGGGCGGCAGTTCCTCGACTACGCCATGCCGCACCAGCTTTGGACCGTCGAGGAGCAGCACGTCATCAAAGATGCATTGAAGTGGCTGCAGGGATTGAGCGAGGCGTGGGAAGCGCGGGAGTGATGCCCGATGCCCACCCCCGATCTCATCATCAAGTCAGTCGCGGCGGCGCTTAAGGTGAAGGCGCGCGCCGGCAAGACCACCAAGCGCGAGGTCGTCGGCTTGGTGATGCGCAAGCTCGAAACCGCGCCCGGTAAGTTCAGTCACGCCACCATGATGATGGCGCTGCAAGCACTGATCGATGGCGAGGTATCGCGTCAGTTCAAGATGGGGCTGACCGAGCATGAAGCCCGGTTCCGCATGCCAGCTGCCACACCATCGGAGATCGTCGCCGCGCTCGGCAAGATACCGCGCTGGACCGCGATCAGCGATGGAACGGATGCGGTCTGGGTGCCGTCGCTGCAGGCAACACCAGAACACTGGTTCGCTAATGCAAGCCTGAAAGAGAAGAAGGCGATGCAGACGCAGGCAAAGGCGAACGCCAGCGTCGACATCGGGCGCTTCCTCTCAATGAATAAGTTCGCGTCGCTCGCAGAAGCAATGGCAAAGGGGGTTTGATGTCACACATGTTCCGCGTCGACTACATCACCAACCATGCAAATGGGATGGTGGAAACCGGCAAGGTGTTGGTCTTGGCCGAGAGCCACGACATGGCGCACGACCTTGTCTGTCAGCAGTTGAACCTACCGACATCGCGCACCCGCTGCGACAGCACGAAGATCAAGCCACCGTGCTACGCAGTCGAGAACAGCCAACATCACCCGCAGGCGAAAGTCTCGGTACGCTCGCAGCGTGATGCCCCGCTCGCACCGACGCAGCGTTTTCACATCACAGTCGATGCCAGCACTCACGGCCAATCCGAGCAGCAAGTACTGCGCAAGATCGGCGAGGAGCTGCAGGCGCGCGGAGCACAGACGCGGCTGCGCCACAACATCCCGATGAAGATCGAGTGCGAGCCGGTGGAGAAGAAAGCCCCGATGAGCCCGATGGAGAAGATCGAGATGTACGCTCCGCGCAAGCCAACACAAGGAGGCAAGGTGACCTGATGGCACTCAACGCAGCACAGATTGCCGCCCGCATGGGCAAGCTCGGCGGCAGCGACATGAAACCCCTGATGGATGGCGACGCACTGGCAATCGACAAGCTCTGGCGGGAGAAAACCGGGCAGTCAATTCCCGACGACCTCGATGACGTCTGGCCCGTGCAGCTCGGCGTCGCCACCGAGCCACTCAATGTCCGCTGGTTTGAGCGCAAGCAGCGCATGCACATCAGCCGGATCGGCGACGTCGTTTCGCACGTTCGCTATGATTGGGCAGTCTGCACGCTCGACGGCTGGGTGGACGATCTGCAGTGCCCGCTGGAGTGCAAGCACGTCGGTGGACGAGAGCCCATCGAGGTCATCATCGACCGCTATCAGCCGCAGATGCAGTGGCAGTGCGAGGTGACCGGCGCAGACCAATGCGCGCTGTCGGTCATCATGGGCACCGCCGAGCCGGTCGTGGAGTTCATCAAACGCGATGCCGACTATGCCGCTGTGATGGTCTTCCGAGGCCAGCAATTCATCGAGCACGTTCGCAACGGCACGCCGCCGGTCGATCTGCCGGCGGTGCCAGCGCCCATCGATGCCACTGCAGTCTACGACATGCAGGGTAACAACGAGTTCGCGCATCACGCCGACATCTGGCTGCAGCTGCGCGACAGCGCAGCCGCCTACGACGACGCCGCGAAGATACTCAAGAGTATGGTGCCGGCCGACGCGAAGAAATGCTTCGGGTATGGCGTGCAGATCACGCGCAACCGCGCCGGTCATCTGGCTCTGCGGGAGAAGGCGGAATGAGAGCCTACGTTATCCAGATGCACTCACCTTGGCAGATCGAGGGACAGTATCTGGTCGACTTCGATTTTGATGCGGAGGGCGGCAAAGGCTTCGGCACCTTCGCATACGACGTGAAGCTGGCCAAACGCTTCGACACATTGCGCGACGCAATGAAGTTTTGGCGAACACGCTCGACCGTCAGACCCTATCGGCCTGACGGCAGACCAAATCGACCACTGACTGCAAGCACCGTTGAAATTTTCAAACTGGAGATGCGAGATGAACGTACCAGCGAAGATGAAGCAAACGACGATCACCAGCCGGTTCAGTGACGAGCAGCTGCAGCTCATCAAGGACACGATCTGCAAGGGATCGACCGACAACGAACTCAAGCTGTTCCTGTACCAGTGCGAACGCACCGGGCTCGATCCGCTCTCGCGGCAAATCTACGCGATCAAGCGGTGGGATGGGATACAGCGCCGCGAAGTGATGGGCATCCAAGTGTCCATCGATGGCTTTCGGCTGATCGCCGAGCGCAGCGGAAAGTATGCCGGCCAAGAGGGACCGTTCTGGTGCAGCAAGGATGGCGTCTGGCAGGATGTGTGGGTGGAAACCTATCCCCCTACGGCTGCGCGCGTCGGTGTGCTGCGCAGCGACTTCAGCCAGCCATGCTGGGGCGTCGCACGCTTCGGTTCGTATGTGCAGACGAACAAGGAAGGCAAGGCGACGAAGACGTGGACGAGCATGCCCGACGTGATGCTGGCGAAATGCGCCGAGGCGCTCGCGCTGCGCAAAGCGTTTCCACAGGAACTCTCTGGCTTGTACACTTCAGATGAGATGGAACAGGCGCAGACGGTGGAGATCGAGCCGCCGGCACCGAAGCCTGATGCACAGAAGCCATACGAGCTGACCTCTGGTCCCCAATCTTCCGCGCCGGTTGTTGTCGCATCTCCCGGTGTGGAAGACGCCGCCCCATCTGCTGGCACCCCTTCGGGTGGGGCGGCACCTTCTATCCTCGACACAGCACGCGCGGTAGCAGGACTTGGCGCGGACGCCATGCGCGAGTTCTGGAGGCTGCGCACGAAGCAGGAGCAGGCACAAATCCACACGATACGACAGGAACTCAACGACCTAGTCGATGAAGCCGAGCTGCAGATCGCGGCCGACAAGGCAGCAGAGGAGGCTGAGTGATGGCTGATCGGTTGGCCGACTTAGTGGTGGGATTGCAGCGGATGGCGGAAAACGCCGTGATCAAGGGGGATGATCTCCGCTATGTGCAGATGGAGGAAATACGCGAGCACGTTGCGTGGCTCGATCAGCAAGTCGCAGTGCTGGATAAAATCCGCGCAACATATCTTGAGCAGCGCAGGAAGTTCGTGCCGGAACGGGAACGGCCACAGCTGCAGAACCAACAGACAGAAGAACAACAACAAATGCCGCGTGTCGTGCGGCAAGGCCCAGCCAAACCCTAATCGGGAGCCGGGTAAACTAGCTCGGCCTCACTGTCAGTGGTGAGGTCGAGCACCGTCATCACTAGCGGGCTTAAATCCATCACCCGATTAGTGTCAGAATGTGGCCCCCAGTCAGCGGGCCAACAATCGATAAAATTTCCGGTGCGAGGATTGGTGACACGGGCGAGCTGCCCGCTGTCGCGCAGCATCGACTTGGGCGTGTCTTCATAATCCCAACGCGCGGCGCAGTATGGCGTCCACGGATTTAGTCGACGTGCTAGCCCGGTCGTCCCGTCTGGCTGGTATGGCAAAAATAATTGCGGTGCCTGCATTTCATCTGTGATGAATGCGAGTTGCTCGCTAGGGCTTACGCCGGTATCGGACGGGCCTCCGAAATAGCTGACGCGACCGCTCGTACTGAACAACACGCCGGCCGGCGGGCCGGGATCAGGACCGGGATCGGGGCCGGGGGCCGGTTGGCGTCCTGCTATAGCCCCTGCAATTGCGGAGCAAGTACTTGCGAAAGCCGACGAGAGCTTGCCGCAGTCGTCTGGATTGTCGCAGAACCCCGCCTCGATGAGGCAGGCTGGCTCCAGAGTCGAGTTGAGAAATTTGAGGTCGCTTCGGTACACCGCACCCGCGTCCCCACGAAGGGTCAAGCCAGAAGCAGTACATATTGCACCCGATATTTTCTGCGCCATCTCTTTGCCGGCGTTTGAAACGTACAGCGTTTCAACACCGTGCGCAGTGCCATTGTAGGCGTTCATGTGGACGCTGATATCCCAATCGTGAGGCCCCCACCCATTGTGCGCGTTCACGATGGTCGTCAAATTGGTCGACTGCGAGGTCGACGTGTTGTCGTGGAACACCTTCACTTCAACACCGAGCGCGCGCAGCTGCACCGCGACCTCGTCGGTGATCAATCTCGCCTCATCGACTTCGTCCATGCACGGTGGGATCGGCGAGCCAGACGCTCCGCGTATGTGCAAGCCGTGGCCGCTGGAAATAAAGACTTTCATTTTGGTTTCTCCGCATCACAGATTGGCGGGCTCCAAGCGAGCGTATGTTGGCGCGCGCGGATGTGCGCATTGATCGCGTTTGTCGTCCCTACTTGCGCCCGCTGCGGTTGGGAAGTTGTGGGGTCTTTCTGCCAGACATCGAACAGGTGGCTTATGGCGTTCTGCAAACCATCATCAATCCCCTTGAGTGCAATCTCGCGAATGCGCTCACGCTCGGTGGGATCGGTGCAGTCGTATGACACCCGCGAATTTGCAGGGAGCAGCGCGAGCAGTAGCAGCGTCGCCACGACAGTCGCCACTGCAACAGCAATGCCAATCCACCGTTCCTTTGTCATGGGGTGAACTGTGCCGCCCATTGCGACAGCCCGGGTGTAAGCAACACAGCCTCGCGATCAAAGCCGGTGTTGGTCAGATGCGCGCCGTCCGAATAGCAGGGACCGGGGCAGACACTCAGCACCGGGTCGTTCTGGAACTCGACCACATTGTAGTTGTGTGCAGCTGCGCCAGAACGAATGAGATTGCCAACGGACTGCGACCAGCCGTCGTTGGCAAAGCCGGTTGCGCGCGTCGCGGTGCAGATCGTGAATGCCGCATTGGGTGCGAGAGCGCGCACCCTCGCCATCAGGGCGAGCGTTGCATTGTCGTAGGCCTCCTGCGGCGTCGGTGGCGTATGCCCGTTGAACGTGCAGAAGTAGTCGTTGATCGGCGCACCCCAGACGCAATGCAGCTTGTCCTTGTGCATCTTGATCGCTTGCGCAATCCAGCCGTCGAACATGCCGAGCGCGTAATGCTCGGGGAACTGGATGGGGATGCTGGCGTCCTGCGGCAGGATGGGAGCGCCCTCGACAGCATAGTTCGCCCACCGCACCCACGACGGCAGATTGGCCATAACGCGCTTGTCGGCTCCGCGCTGATCGTCACCGTGAAAGCCGGCCCAAACACTGTCGGTCAGCCACAGGATCAGCGGCGCATTGGTGCGCGATCTGCGGTGATCAATCGGCACCGGATCGTAGATCGCCGAGCGCACAATCGACGCCTGCCGTTGCGTCAGTGCCGGTGCCCATACCATCGTCAGCAGCTCGGCAAACGCGCCACCCTCGTTGGGGATGCTTGCACTAACCGCCGAGTTTTCGTTGAAGCCGATGCGCAGCTGCTGTGCAATCGTCGTGATGTTTGAGCGCGCACCGACCGAGCGGATATCCTCGTTCTGTCCGAGGAACGTGCCCTCTATTCCAGTGGTGCAGGACAGCAGCGTGGGGTTGGTTTCGACCGGCCCATCCCTCATGCGGTAATCAAAATCAGTGGCCGCCTTTAGCCGATAGTTGCTGCCGTATGAAACGCCATCACCTAGACCGTCGTTGTAGAGCCGTGCCACAACGCTGCCTGCAGCATCCATCGAAAACATCGTTCCGCGATGCAGCCCCGGCGCTTGCACCTGATTGCAGTATGCCGAGGTGTGGGGCTGCACGACTTGCATCACGGTGAAATCGTTTGCCTTGATCCCAAGCTGGGTGATGGTAGACGAGACAAGCCCGTAGTACTGCCCCGTTGGATTGAATGGCGGAAACAGTCTGGCGTCACTTTCCATCCACATGCAGCGGTGATTTCCGATTGTGTAGTTGGAAATCCTCGGGCACATGGCGAGAGCTGTTGGGCCAATCGTGTTGTTGTTCATCTGATCGGCGCGCTGCAGCACCTGACAGATTTGTCCGTTGCGAAAGGTATCGAAGGCGGCCAAGTCGAACAGCTTGTTGTCGCTGCCGTAGGTCAGCTCAAAAGTAGCGCCGTCAGACGGTCGATTGATTATGACACCAGTGCTGGCGTAGCCGGTGCGCAGCCTCATCATGCCCGATGCGAACACCGGGACCGGCTGTAAGTCCGCTGGCAGACTAGTCATAGATGCCGCCGGTCGCGACGGAGCCCGCTGTGCTGCCGGGGAAGTAGGTGGCGTTGCCAGCGGTGCCTGTGTTCACATACGACACGCCGCTCACAAAGTAGCGCGGCCCGGTGCAGACGCAAGCAGTGTAGGTATTGGCGTTGGTGATGATCAAAGCACCTTGCGTACACCATGCCCAAGCTTGGCCGATGGCTGGCGTACCGATTGCCGTGTAGGTGCAACCAACCTCTTGGATGGTGGAGTGGCTGTCGCAGAAGAGATGGATGTTGAAGTTGCCTGCAACGGAATAGTTGCTGCCTTGGACTACGATCACCGCACCAAAGGTGGCATGGACGTGCGCGTTAAGCCCCTCAAATCTTAGGTTGGATAAATTCAACAGAGACATCTGCGTTGCCAGCACGTTATCGAACCCGGCTGTCAATGCCTTCAGATGAAATCCGTTTACGGTCCATGTCCCACGCACACCGGGAGCGTAGACACAAAAACCACTGGTGGCGGCAATGACGCAGTTAGTTGGCGTCGTCGTGTTGCCCGTGATGGATACGCCCCCAGCACCAGTGATGGTCTTGAGCGTCAACGCCGTGCCGGTGACAGCGTAGGTGCCATCCGCCACGTTAATGCCGACGTTGTAGATACCAGTGTCCAGACCGCAAGTGACATCGATTGCTTTCTGGATCGTGAGGAACGCGCCGCCGCTGGTGTTGGCAAGACCGTTGTTGCTGTCGCTGCCGTCAGTGCGAACGTAGTAGCTCCTGTTCGCCGTCAGCACCTCGCGCTTGCCGATGATCGTGCCATTGACGGTCAAATTGCCGTTGATGGTCACAGCGCCGGTCGCACGCGCGATGGTCAGTGGCGAACTGAGAAATGTGTTGGTAGCGTCGTCATAAGCGTCCAAAGTGAAGTTGCTACCAGCATTGCTTCCTGTCTCAGCGACATTGTCGCCGAGGTTCATCACCCAACGGAGATTTGCTGCTGTCTTGCCTTGAATTTGAGCGGCTTGGCCCGAAGCGGTTTTGTTCACTATAATTTGGGGAGAAATCTTCGATACAAGGATAGTGCCGTTGGCGGTCAGTTGGCCGGTGATCTGCACGTTAGCGCCGAAAAGCGCATTGCCGGTGGCGCGACCGATGCTGAACGGCGAACCGACGAAGGTGCCGCCGTCATTGTAATTGTCCAGCCTGAAGTCGCTGCCGATATTGCCGCTACCCGGCTCGTTCGTTTCGTCACCGAGGAGCAACCGCCAGCGCATGCTCCCAGCGCCCCCGGAACGCTTTCCTTCGATGGCTGCCTGCTCTCCAGATGCCGCTTTCCAAAGAGTAAGTATGGGATTTGATTTTTGTATTGTGACGTTGCCGGTCAGGACGCCGCCGGTTATCGGATACGCTTGAATGTCTTGCTGCACTTGGCTGGGCGCAACACCCTGAATGGTGTATGGCGAAGTCCATTTGGCATATTGGTTGGCAACCGCAATACCGGACACGCTGACGTTGCCAGAGTTGCGAACGTCCCAGCCTCCGAGCTTGCTGTTGTTACTCGAAGGCACAGCGGTGATGATCATGCCGGGGTCAACCGGCGGCCCGCCTACCGCCGTTGTGCCATTGCTCGACATAAGGGAAACAGCAAACGCTCCAGCTCCCACGCTGACGTTTTTGAACACGATTGGAATGCCAATTGGAATAGAATTTGGGGCATTGGCAACAGGCAGGATAACCTTGAGAAGTGTCCCAGTGTTGTTGGTGACGCTGATCAAGTTGGGAGGCGGGTTGGTCAACGTGACATCCGCCGTCATCGTGAGATATTTGGTGGAAGGGTAATAATTTGAGATGGCGTAATTGTTCAGCACGATGCGTAGGCTGGCATCGGTGTCGATGATCGTCGGCTGGTTGCCGCCGCCGTCTTTCGCAAGCCACGCAACATAGTTTGCATCGGAAAGAGGAACATAAGCCCCGGGGTTAGTTCCGTATACCAGACCGCTGGGGTTGTTGTCCTGAACGGACCAATACCAGTCGAATTGGTTGAATTGGCTGGCCATCAGAAATACCCCCCGCTCCACGTCGTGCCCGGAACAGAGCCGGGAAAGGCGTTCAGATCGGCACTGCCGGTGTTGATGATGGCGAGCGATGCGTTGACGAACTTCTGTCCGTTCGGTACAGGCCCTAGGAAGGTAAGTTGATTTGCGATCAGCAATCCATTGAAAGCACCAAAAGCAAAAGCGCTGATGTTCCGAGTTCCCGTCAGAGTGATCGCCTTCCCAACATCCTGAATGATGCCCTTGTTGGTGAAATTCCAATGATAGAGGCAGTCGCCGAATATCTCCTGCTTGCCGGTGCAGAACACTTGCGATCCATAGTCCGACATGACGTGGATCTGAGCCGTGCCCCAACGAATGTCCTGAAACGCGATATTGGTTGCGCCACCGTTGCACCGCGTAGCGTTGTAGCCCGCCGTGTTTGCGATAAACGTGAACCCCGCAATGTTGTAGACCCCCAGAACATTCGTTGCGTTGACGCAGTCGCCCTGCGTGACGTCAACGATGACGTTCTGCGGGTTTACCGTGTTGCCTACGATGCTGATCGGTCCAGCTCCGACGTAGCTCTTCAGGACCATTGCTGTCTTCGCGGCTGGCGCGACTGACGTTGTGATGTATGTCCCGTCCAAGACCCTTACCGAGCAATTGAATATGGACAGGTCCAGAGCGACTGCAGTGTCGATGCCTTTTTGGATCGTGAGAAACGGTCCATTGGGTGCCGTTCCAACGGTTGGTTGCAGACCGTTGTTACTGTCACTCCCCCCGTTTGCCGCCGTCGCAACGTAATAAGTTCTGTTCGCGGTTAGCTTCTCACGCATGCCCCACACAGCCAAGTCGGCTGGCGTCGGCGCGGCCTGTAGGAAGTTGCCATCCTCTGCGAGGGCTTTAAGAACCTGTCCTGTGACGGCTGGCTTTGCTTTCACCGCGCCGAGCGCGGCATTCTGTGCCGTGGGGAGATCACTCCCGATAATGGCTTTGGTCAGTACGCCGTTGGTGGCGTCCTTGAAAACGAACAGCCCGGTAGCACCGGGGATGGGACCGCCGCTACCCGCATTGGCGTCGACATATTGCTTCGTCGCCGCATGCTGCGGCAGTGTTGGGTTGCCCGTTGTCGGCAGCGACAGCGGCTTCGTCAGCGTCAGCTCGCCGGTCGAACGCGACAGATTGAACGGCGTATCGATGCCACCACCAGCATCGGTGAAACGAGTAAGGCCGATGTCCGAGCCGACGTTGCCGGTGCCGGTTTCAACTCCGGTCGTCATCATCGACCAGCGGACCAGACCAGAGCGCCCCATAACGATGAAGGTGGGGCTGGTGTCGGGCGCGTTGAGCCGCAACGCCGCATTGGTCGCCGAGATATTCAGATCGCCGGACATCACGTCGCCGGTCTTCAACACGAAGTTGCCAACGGGAACGGCGGTGCTTACCGCAGTGTCGACGTAACCCTTCGTGGCGTAGTGCAGCGGCGCTTGCGGATCGGCGTTTGCGGTCAAGAAGCCGGTCATCGTATCGCCGGGGCGATTGACCTTGTTTTCGACCGCAGCGACAGCGGCTGACGCATTGAAGCCGGGAACGGCCGGCAAAAACTGCAGCTTGAGCGCAGTCGGCATCGTCAGCTTTAATCTCAACGTCGGATATGCGGTGAGGCTCATGCTGCGACTACTCCGTCAACGACCGGAAGCTGGCCGGCGAAGAGCTGATAGGTGATGCCGCTGGCCTGCCGCAGTGTGATGCCAATGTCGAGATCGCCGGGAGGGAACTGCGTCATCTCGGCGCGTGTGAACTTCACATCGAACACGCCGGGACTGACGATGGTGACGTGCCCATCCTGATTGGTGCCGGCCAGCGTCGGCGTTGAGTAGCCGCTGTTGCTGCCAGACACCGGGCGCAGCCCGACCGTGATCGTCGCGCCCGTGAGGTCGACAAAGTCGTTGGTTGCTGGGTCGACCAACTCGACCCTGAACAGCAGATCGGCGCGGTTGCTCGCAGCCGCGATGTGGCCAGTATAGAACGGCATTGCGGCCTCACAGTTTGATGTAGATGGTCATCACCATCGAGGGAGTGGCGGTCGCGAGCGGCGTTGGTGCGGCAGCTTGATTGGCGTCGGTGGTGCCGCTGAATGTGTGCCGGTGATCGACGGTGTTGGCCCCGGAAAATGCTCCCGCCATAGGTCCGGTCTGCCCACCAACCGCGTGATAGTGGTTTAGGCTGCCACCAACCGTTCCTGTTTGATCGACGAGCGTATCGATGTTTCCAGTGCTGCCGCTGCCTGCAAACCATCCCGCATTGTTGAGTGACCCCTGCGGGTGGCTCGTAACAACCACCCCAGAGTGCGTATGATCGAGGCTCACAGCCTGATCTGCAGCCGCATTAATTGGCCCGCTGGTGACGCCGCTAGGGACACCCTGCGCAGGCGAACCAAGAAAGTTGCCCCAAGCATGGGTGTGATCGACGGTGTTGCCATTGAAGACGGTGACCCTGCCGCTGGTGAAGTTGCCGACGCCGGGGGCCGGAGAGCCACCTGACGCCGTGATGGTGTGTGTGTGTCCAGCGATGTTCAACGCCACCAGCGCACGCTTCTCGTCGCCACCGACATGGCCGAGCGTTATCGCATCTGTCGTCGGCGTCACTCCGACAAGCCCCCAATAGGAGGCAGTCAATCTCGATGCCGCCCCCAACAACGCGCCCATGTCGTCCAAGCCGGCAATGGTGCGACCGCGCAGATCGGGAAGAACGATTTTTAGGTTGTTCCCGAAGTCGGTGAGGGCGTTGCCGGTCTTCACCGCGCCATCAGCCAACTTGATGCTTGGAAACGTATAGAGATATAGGTACAGCGCCTTTGCGCTCTCACCATTGCCATTTGGTTCGCTTGCACCAGCGTTGCCAATTGTGTTGCCGTTGCAGCGGACCCAGCCATTGATCGATTTGTCGTCGTATCGCGCCTTGATGTCGCCAGTGTCGAATTGTCTTGTCACGTCGCCAGTGCTGCCGCCGGTACTGCCGCCGGACGACGGCCCAATCACCAGCAGCTGATCCGCAGCAATGATGACGACGCCATTTTTGTCGGTGAGCCTGATCTTGATGAAGCCGTCGCTCACATAGAACATCGGCACCCGACCGCTCGCATCGAGCACAATCGGATTGGAATGTGCGATTGTCAGTGCGGTGTCTTGGTACGGTGTTTGCGGCGTCGATGTTCCTGCCGTGTAGAACGTCAGCAGACCGCCAGAAAGCGGCGCACCGTCCATGTCGAATTGCTGCGTGAGCGCCAGATTGATTGTGCCAGACATTTATTCCCCCAGATCGCGCAGCGTGGGTGAGCGCCCGGGAAGGGCGAACTGTTGCAATGGGCCGGCTGCAAGGCTGACTGCGCGCGGCGTCGACAGCAGCTTGTTCATCAGTGTTTGCTGGCCACGCTGAGAAAGTGCCACGCGACCGAGGAGGAGTGCGGCGAGCGCAGAGTTCATGGCACCCTTGCCGGTGCCGGATGCGGTGTCGGCGACCGGACTATCCTCGCTGCCTTTGAAGCCAAGCGCGCCGCCCATGACGCCGCCGGCCCCAGCAACCATGCTGGCACCGATCAGCTGTCGCCCGGTGCCGCTCTCGGGCAGCGGTTTCAGTACGGCGTTGCCGGCGCGCGCCAGCTCGGTCAGCTCGGGGCCGGCGTTGCGCGCATACTGATTTCCGCTGCGGCTGATGATCGCCTGACCAAGTGCGCGCGGATTAATAAATCCCTTGTTCCCCTCCTGCGCGGTCGTCGTCATCGCATCTTCGATGGTCTTCAGATTGCCGTAGCGGCGATTGAGGTCTTTCCATTCCGCTGCGAACGCAGGCGAGACATCGCGCTCCATCTGATCATCGAGCGCCTTGCGCATGCTGAAGTAGGCGTTGCTCTCTGGCGTCGCCGCCCTGCCCTGACCGAGCGCCTTCTCACCCAGCAAGCGCAGATCGGTGCGCAGCGCCTGATATTGCTCGCCGGGGATTGATCCTTGCTGCA